GATGTCGTCCAAGATAAAAAAGACGAAATAGAGGGCGCAAGTAAAGGATATTCAGACGAAATATTTTCTGTGCTTGAGATGCATACAAATCTAGATCTAGAGGGTTTTGAGGATCTAGGTGCGGATGGTCAGCCAACTGGAATCAAGTTGCCTTACATTGTGACCTTGGACCAAGGATCTGGAGAAATTTTATCAATAACACGTAACTATGATCAAGGCGATAATCTAAAAAGAAAAAGACAGTATTTTGTACATTACAAGTTCCTACCAGGATTGGGATTTTATGGATTTGGCCTAATACATATGATTGGTGGTCTTGGTAGGGCAGCAACAAGTATATTAAGACAGTTAATCGATGCGGGAACTTTATCGAACCTACCCGCAGGTTTTAAGGCTAGAGGCATAAGAATCAGAAATGACGATGAACCTTTATCACCTGGTGAGTTCCGAGACATTGATGCACCAGGTGGTGATCTTAGGAATTCTATAGTTCCCCTCCCCTTTAAGGAACCATCTGGTACGCTTTCGAATCTACTTGCTGCGTTGATTGAAGCGGGTAGACGATTTGTATCTATTGCTGATCAGAAGATTGGTGAGACTAGTGGCGATATGCCAGTTGGATCTACAGTTGCAATGTTAGAGCGTGGCATGAAAGTTATGTCTGCTATACACAAAAGATTACACTATGCACAGAAAACAGAGTTTAGATTACTTGCTAGAATTTTTGCAGAGAACTTACCACCACAATATCCATATGAGGTAGCGGGTGGTCAGCAACAAGTTTTTGCAGCAGATTTTGATGGAAGGGTAGATGTATTACCAGTATCAGATCCTAATATATTCTCTATGGCACAGAGGGTTGCGTTAGCACAAACACAACTACAGATTGCACAAAGCAATCCAGACATACACAACTTACCTGCTGCATATAGACGATTATATCAAGCACTTGAAGTCCAGAACATTGATGAAATCTTGCCTCCCAAGAAAGAACCAATGCCTATGGATCCAAGTATAGAGAATGCCAGGGCGTTACAAGGTGAGATTGTGGTTGCCTTTCCTCAGCAGAACCACGATCAACATATGGCTAATCATATCCTTTTCATGAAAACCCCGATCGTAGCTACCTCTCCTAACGTCATGGCTATTCTTTATGCACACATTCTTGAACACATTTCACAAAAGGCAACAAATATTGCACAAAGTGAAGCACAACAAGCAGTTCAATTACAATTACTTGCACAACAAGGTGCAATAGATCCTGCAAACGTACCGCCACAAATTACACCAGAAATTGTTGAAAGTCGTATTGCAGAATTAGAAGCTCAGTTTACTGCCGATTTCCTACAACAGATGGCACCGCCAGAGGGTCAAGAAGATCCATTAGTACAAATAAGAAAACAAGAACTAGCAATTAGAGCAGCAGAGGCAGAAAGATCTGCACAAGTTGACCAACAAAAGTTAGGACTTGAGGCACAGAAACTTCAACAAAGAGCGGCAACAGATGCAGCGAGATTAGAAACGCAAGAAGAAATTGCCGATGAACGTAACCTTGTTAATCGTGAGAGAATACAAACACAGAGAGACATTGCCGCTGCTAGACGGGGGTAAACTATGGATCCAGTAACAATATCATTAGCTATGGGGGTGGCCTCAAAAGCATTTGACGCAATAAAAAAAGGATTTGCAGTCGGACGTGATATTGAGCAAATGTCTGGAGATATTGGACGTTGGATGGGAGCGGTAAGTGATGTTGATAACGCAGAAAAACAAGCAAAAAATCCTCCGTTGTTTGGTAAGTTGTTTAAGGCTGGTTCTATCGAAGAAGCCGCTCTTTCCGCTTATGCAGCCAAGAAGAAACTTGAGGAACAAAGATACGAACTCAAGATGTTTTTAAACATGACGTATGGTCCACAAGCTTATAATGATCTTTTAGCGATGGAAGGTCAGATACGAAAAGAAAGACAACAAACAATTTACAAACAACAACAACTAAGAAGACAGATAGGTGAAGCTATTGCTTGGCTTGTGGTTGTAAGTATTGTGGGTGGGTTTGCAGTATTGGTTGCTGGTATATGGATGAAACGTGCAAAAGCAGAGAGCTATATTCAAATGACAGAGGGTTACATTTTCAAACCAAAAGACTATACAAGGCAACAAAAAGAATGGCAGGGTAAAACTAAAAAAAAAAATATACGACATGCAGACTTGTTAAAAGAATTAAATCTAAAAGTGGCATGATGGCATGTATTTATATAGGGGGAAATAAAACATACGAGATGATGATAGAAAGTTGGTGTCCAAAAAAATTTAAATGCATTTATAATCCTTGGCAAAAAGAGCCAAACATCGATGATGTCATCAATTCTTTGAACAGTGTGACAAAAAACAAATGACCGCTTTTATGCTTGCATGTTATATGAATGGAGTTGCACAAGGTGCGATCTATTTTAAATCAGTAAATGACTGCACGTATTACACAAAGTATTTAAGTGAACAAGAATATAACAACGAAACTGGTCAAACAGTTACATACAAATGTATTTGTAAATTAGTTCCAAGTGTGAATGATAAAAAAGTAAGGGTGTATTAATGACAGAAGAAAAAAAGAAGTCCTTAGATTTAAAATTAGGTGAGAACAGTTTTGAATTAATACTTCGTATATTAGGTAATGAGTTCGTGGCCATAAAGATAGGATCGACTAATTTTAGTGGTAAACTTATAGCGGGTGGTATTTTATTATTGTTTTTTACTTTTATGATATTGGAAGTATTTGGATTAAATGAGGCATTAATGCAATGAATGTAGAGACTTTTTTAAAATGGAAGATTCTTCCAAGACTGATGATGCTTGTGAGTACAATCATGTCATGGAGATGTGCAGAATGGTTTATGCAACTCGATTCACCAACTGCTAGTCAATCCGCTTTCGTATCAGTCGTCATGGGCGTTATGACAGGCGTTTTCGGTATTTGGATGGGTCACGAACATAAAGGAGATAATAATGTTACAAGCACTGATAGGTCCAGTAACAGGTCTACTGGATAAATTTATACCAGACGCAGATCAAAAGGCGAAGCTCGCCCACGAAATAGCTACCATGTCTGAAAAACATGCTCAGGAGGCACTGCTTGCTCAATTAGAAATCAACAAAGCAGAGGCAGCAAGTGGCTCTATATTTAAGGGCGGCTGGCGCCCAGCTGTTGGGTGGGTCTGTGCGATTGCTTTTGCCTATCACTTTATTGTAAAAGATCTAATTATATTTGGTGCAAGTTTTGCTGGTGCAGAACTACCAGAGCTACCTGAATTTGATATGGGTACACTTTTAACTGTTCTCGGTGGCATGCTAGGAATCGGAACGCTCAGAACCTATGAGAAGCAAAAAGGTTTAACTAAATGATGCACTTAAGTAAATGTCCAGAGTGTGGATTTGAATTACCAGAGGGAAATTTTTGTCCTATTTGTAAAGTAAGGAGAAAAAAATGATTTGGTTTTACTTGTCACTTTTTAAATTCTTCAATAAGATAGGTAATTATTATTATAAGCTTCACGTTAAGGAGGTAAGACGTGCCCAAGGACGATGATATTTGTTTTATACATAAAGTCGCTTATACTAAAACTGTTATTGAAGAACCAATTCCAACTGTGGGTATTACAAAATTTATAACTTATAAATGTCCAATGTGTGTTATACCTATAGAGGAGACAGTTTATGCCACTGACAACTAAGGGCAAAAAAATAATGAAAGCCATGAAAAAGCAGTATGGCAAAAAAGCAGAAGAAGTATTTTATGCTAGTAAAAACAAGGGAGTAATTAAAGGTGTTGACAAGACAAAAAAAACAAAAAGTAAAAAAAGTAATAAAAGGTCTAAAAAAAGCTAGTAAACTTCATGCTAGTCAAGCTAAAACTTTAAAAAGTATGGTTAATGGCAAAAAAAAGAAAAGATCCTAAAGTCGGAACGGGCAAAAAACCCAAAGGAACTGGTAGGAGGTTATATACAGATGAAAATCCTAAAGACACTGTCAGAATTAAATATGCGACTGTGGCAGATGCTAGGGCAACTGCTGCAAAAGTTAAAAGAATTAGCAAACCCTATGCTCGTAAAATCCAAATCCTCACAGTCATGGAGCAAAGAGCCAAAGTTGCAGGAAAAAATGAACAAGCTAGAATCGCTAAAAAAGCCAAAGAAACCCTCAAAAAAAGGAGAGAAAAAAAATGAAAAAAAGAAAAGAGGACGGCCAAGAAAAGTTTCCTGATTTAAGTGGAGACGGAGAAGTAACCATGAAGGATATTTTAATGGGAAGAGGTGTCCTTAAAAAATCGGGTGGTGGTTCTTCTGATATGACAAAAGATCCAAGATACATAGAGTTGATGGAATTGTTAAAAGCAGCACCAGAAGATGAAAAAGAAGCCATTAGAAATGATTTGAGAAATGAATTTGGTGTTAAAATGATGGGTGGTGGATCTGTTGATGAAAAGATGAAGTATGGTGGTGGTGGAGACATCATGATAAAAACTGTCGAAATATCAATGAAAGTTCCAGAAAAACAAAAAAAAGGCACTGGCGCAGCAATGTCTGGCACTAAGTTTAGTGGCACATATTAATGAAACAAAAAATGATGGTAGTAAAGGTGGGGACGTGGCTGAATTAGTTTGTAACTTACCCTCTGTGGATGTTTATGTCCGTAAAGAATATTTAAGAGATCACGAAGATAGTCATGGTAAATTTGTAAAAGGTGTTTGGGTTACTGCCAAATCAATACCTGGCAGAGCATTTTATTTTGAAACTTTTTTACCAGAGTATGGTGCTTTGTATGATAAACTTCCTATTTCTGCATTTGTTTCAAGTCCAGAAACTCCAAAACCAGATCTTGATCTACCCAACTTACAGTTTTGGAATTGTATGGATTATGGTGTAACCGCCATAACAAAACAATTTATTGGGTCTATGGATTTTGAAATCTTCACAAGAAATCAAGGACTTATGCATGGATCTTATATTTGTACATTAGATAATTATCATCCAGATTCAGATAATATAGATTATAGTACAAGTGAAACTCCTGCTGAACATAAATCATTTAATTTGCTTGAGCTAGATAATGGACAATATTGTTTGTATCCCAACAATAGAATGAGAGTATACGATAATTCACTCACTCCTAAAGAGCCTAAGATGCCAGATTTCAAGGTAAGCACTGAATTTTATCAAGTTGAAAATGGAAATGAATATAGATTAGGTGATACAGATGATTATTTTTGGAAAGAAAAATAATGGATTTAGTTGACTTTTCGCAAAAATTATACAAAAGATTAAAAGAACGTGAAGACGACATCGTCTTGACGCTGACAACTGGTGCTGTTTCTAACCATGAACAGTACAAGCAGCTAGTAGGTGAGTTACAAGGACTCTCATATACTAAAGATCAAATTAAGTCCTTGCTGGAAGGAAAAATAGATGACGAAGACATTATTCGTACCTGAGTATCTAAAAAATCAATTAAAAGAAAACAAACCCCAAACAGACGATTTAAAACTTAAAGAAAGACTTCCTCAACCAACTGGTTGGAGAATCTTAGTCATGCCTTACAAAGGACGTGAAAAAACAGAGGGTGGCATACATTTGCCCGATGCAGTTAGAGATCGTGAAGCGTTGGCTACAGTTGTGGCCTATGTCCTTAAAGTTGGACCTCTTGCTTATAAAGATAAAGATAAATTCGGAGATGGAGAACCTTGGTGTAAAGAAGGTGATTGGATCTGTATTGGTCGATATTCTGGATCAAGATTCAGAATAGAAGGCGGTGAGGTGAGAATAATCAATGATGATGAAGTTATAGCAACAATCGTTGATCCCGAAGACATTCAGCATATTTAAGGAGACATCATGGCTACTATAGAAAAAAATGAAGTTAAAGAAGAAAATGTTTCACGTGAAACAATCGAAGATAAACCAGTCGAAGTAGAACTTCCACTTAATCTTGAGGAAAAAGATAAGAAAGACGAAGAAGTTACTGAAACTAAAGAAGAAAAAAAAGAAGATGAAGTAACAGAATACAGTAAAAAGGTACAAACAAGAATAAACCAGATTACTGATCGTTACAGAAAAGAGCAAAGAGATAAAGAAGAAGCTGTTAGACTTGCAGAGACTTTGAAATCTGAAAACGAAAAACTTCAAACTCAAATACAAAACTTAGATAAAGGCTATATTTCTGAGTATGGCACAAGAATTGAGTCTCAGCTTGCTTCTGCTTCTGAGGCATTGAAGAAAGCTCTTGAAGTTAATGACACAGATGCAATTGTTAAAGCGCAACAAGCAATCGCTAAAGTAACTATAGAACAAGAAAGACATAGAATAGCTAAAGAAAGACAAGAACAAAATGTTTCACGTGAAACATCTGAACCTCAAACCACTCAACAACCACAACCTAAAACCACCCAACAAGAGCCAGATCCAAAAGCAAAAGCGTGGGCAGATAAGAATACATGGTTTGGTGACAACGAGGAAATGACATATCTTGCTTTAGGTTTAGATAAAAAATTACAACAAGAAGGATTTGACACAGGAAGTGATGAGTACTATTCTGAGTTAGATAAACGAATCAGGACGAGATTTCCTGAAGAGTTTCAACAAGAAACGAGTGGTGTTAACAGAGTCGCCCCTGCTGATAGCACCGCATCTCGCAGTAATTCAAAGGGACGCAGGACTGTGAAGTTGTCGCCATCGCAAGTTGCAATGGCAAAAAGACTGAATGTTCCGTTAGAAGAATACGCTAAATATGTAAAAGAGTAGGAAATAACATGACAGATAGAACAACTCCACGATCAGATACAACACGTGCAAAAACAACACGCAGAAAACCATGGGCACCACCAAGCAGACTTGATGCTCCAAAGCCAAAAGATGGATTTAAACATCGTTGGATTAGAACTCATTTAAGAGGTGATGACGATCAAATGAACGTTCATTCTAGACTTAGAGAAGGTTATGAGCCAGTAAGAGCAGATGAATATCCAGATCAAGACTTTGCAGCAGTTGAGGAAGGAAAGCATGAGGGTGTTATAGGTAATGGTGGCTTAATGCTTGCCAGAATACCTGAAGAGACAGTTGACGAGAGAACTGAATACTTTCGGGATCAGACCCGCAATCAAATGACTGCCGTAGATCAGGACTTAATGAAGGAGCAACATCCTTCTATGCCTATTGAGCAAAGTAGGCGTTCAAAAGTAACTTTTGGAAAGGAATAACTCCTTTTCATAATTTTATAGGAGCTATAAATGGCAAATGCAGACTTAAAGTTTGGCTTAAAGCCGATTAATGCTATGGGAGGTACGTTCCCTGGTGGCACTAATCAGTATTTCATTGCTAGTGATGCATCAGCTATTTTCCAAGGCTCTCCTGTTCAAGCTGAGTTAACTGGTGGTACAGTCCAAGTCTTAGGAAATGCCACTGGAGATACAAAGCAGATCTTAGGAGTTTTTGCTGGGTGTGAATATGTTGACGCAACTACAAAGAAATTAAGATTTAATAACACGTGGCCAGGATCTGGTTCAGCGGATACAAATTTTGATATCAAAGCTTTTATTTATGACAATCCAATGCAAAGGTATGTCATTTGTTCTGATGGTACAAATACCAACAGAGCAACAGCAAAAGCTGATATTTTCAAAACCGCTGAGATAGAAAATGCTACAAGTGGAAATACTACAACTGGTATATCAACCGCACAGATTGATATTTCTACTGCTGAAGATTCCGATCCATCAAATCCTTTGATGATTCTTGGAATTGAAGAGGATGTAGAAAATCAAGATCATTCTGCTGCAGGTATTAAATATATCGTTAAAATTAACAATCATGTCTTCTTCAGTTCTGTTGGAGATCCTGATGCAGCTATATCATAAGGAGGCTTAATTATGGCTATTTCAAGAGCACAACTCGCCAAAGAATTAGAGCCTGGTTTAAACGCTCTCTTTGGTATGGAATTCGCAAGGTATGAAAACCAACATGCGGAGATCTACACAACTGAATCTTCAGATCGATCATTTGAAGAAGAAGTAATGCTTTCTGGTTTTGGTGCAGCACCAGTGAAACAAGAGGGTTCTGGAGTATCATTTGATGATGCTAACGAATCATTCACTGCTCGTTACAACCATGAAACTATTGCTTTAGCTTTCTCGATTACTGAAGAGGCAGTAGAGGACAACTTATATGACAGATTGTCTTCAAGATACACTCGTGCATTAGCAAGATCTATGGCACACACAAAGCAGGTTAAAGCAGCCTCTGTTCTTAACAATGCTTTTGATAGCACAGTGACTGGTGGTGACGGAGTTGAATTATGTTCAACTGCACATCCAATTATCACTGGCGGCACTTTTGCTAATGAACCATCAACAGATGCAGACCTTAACGAAACATCACTTGAGGATGCTTTAATTAGTATTGCAGGTTTTGTGGACGAAAGAGGTCTACGAATTGCTTTGACTGGTAGAAAACTACTTGTTCCTAGACAACTTCAATTTGTTGCTGAGAGATTAATGGCATCTAATTTAAGAACTGCAACAGCAGATAATGACATTAATGCAATAAGATCAACTGGTATGTTACCAGAGGGTTACACCATTAATGACTTCTTGACTGATACAGATGCGTTTTTCATTTTGACTGATGCCCCAAGAGGTTTCATGCACTTTGAAAGAACTCCATTAGCTACTCAAATGGAAGCAGATTTTGATACTGGCAATATGAGATTTAAAGCCAGAGAAAGATATAGTTTTGGATTTTCTGATCCAAGATGTGTCTTTGGATCAAAAGGTGCATAATTATAATTCCTGATCCTCATCGAGCAAGGAATGGAAGGAGCGACTTTACAGTCGCTCTTTTTTTATGTTATAGTTTTTATACCTTGACGAAGAATTCACTTCGACAATTGCCAAGACAAGGAGACACACATGGCTAATACAACCTTCTCGGGTCCACTTAGATCTGAAAGCACAATAAAAACAATTAGTAAAAATGCAACTACAGGAACTGTTACAGAGATTGTAACTTTTGGTGGGGCACCAGTTAGTTTAAATGATGCTGATCAAACTTTGGATAATGCTACTCATAGTGGTAGAATTTTACTTGTCCCTGACGGAACTCAAGATAATACATACACATTACCAGCACCAATAGCTGGATCTGTATTTAGATTTGTTTATGCTGGTGGAGCTGCTGATGGAACAGATGCTCTTATAATTACACCTGGTAATACAAATTTTTATATTGGTGGAATTACTCATTTAGACACTAACGCAGATAATGCAACTGTGTTTTCAAATGGTAGTTCTAATAGTAGTGTTCAATTAAATGTTCCCCAGGCGTTTGATATTACAATTGTAGGAAAAGACACAACCAACTATCAAATTTTCGGTACTGTCACATCAACAACAGTTCCTGCATTTGCTGATCAATAATAGGAGAGTATTATGGCTGATGCAGTAACCTCACAAACAATTTTTGATAATTCAAAATCTGTTATACAGAAATTTACCAATATTTCTGATGGAACTGGTGAATCAGCAGTTGTAAAAGTTGATGTAAGTGCTCTTGCTACAAGTGCAAAGGGAGAGACTTGTACTGGAGTAACCATAGAAAAAATTTGGTGGCAATGTATTGGCATGAAAACTAGGTTGTTTTTTGACGCTACATCAGACGCTTTTATTATTGAGTTAGGTGAAAATCAAAGTGGATATCACGATTACACTGGATTTGGTGGATTAACTAATAATGCAGGTGGTGGTAAAACTGGTGATATAGCATTTACAACTGTAGGTCATAGTTCTGGAGACACATACACTGTAACTCTTCAGATGAGAAAGAATTATGACTAGAAAAAGGGACAAGCAACCCCCTAAAACAAAAAAGTATTTCCGTCCCACTAAGAAAGGGGCGGGAATGACTAAAGCGGGTGTAGCTCGTTATCGAAGAGATAACCCTGGTAGTAAATTAAAAACTGCGGTAACTGGTAAAGTAAAGCCTGGAAGTAAAGCAGCCAAAAGACGTAAATCTTTTTGTGCTAGAAGTGCAGGCCAAATGAAAAAATTTCCAAAAGCAGCAAAAGATCCTAATAGCCGTTTAAGACAAGCAAGAAGAAGATGGAAATGTTAAATGACAAGTAAAGAATTGTTAAAAATGTTGGAGAAACATGAAGAAGTTTGTAATGCTAGATTCGATGGTATAAATCAAAAACTTAATAAACTAGACAATAGATTATGGATGATAGTATCATTAATTATAGTTGCTAGTGGTTTGGAGCAACTAATATAATGACTATGGGTCGGTCACAAATGGCAAAACAAGTGACCAATCCACCTAGAAAGAAAAAGTGGAGTGCCAAAAGGAAGAGAAAGATCAATTGCAAACGACCTAAAGGATTTTCTGAAAGAGCACATTGTGCCGCTAAAAAAAGGAGAAGTGGTAAGAGGAAGTCCAGTTAAATACTGTGTGTACTGTAAACATAAAAAATGGTCATGTATATGTAATAAACAAAGGAGAATATAATGCCAAAAGACGCATGTTATCATAAAGTTAAAGCCAGATATAAGGTATTTCCGTCAGCGTATGCATCAGGAGCCATAGCTAAATGTAGAAAAGTTGGTGCTACAAATTATGGCACTGGTGGCAAAAAGAAAAAAACCAAGAAAAAAGCTGAAGGTGGTGTAATTATGTTAAACAATGGTGGCGCAACTATGCCAAAGAATAATAGAAAACGTGCATCTAATAATAAAAATGTTGCACGAGGTTGTGGTGTTGTAATGAGAAGAAAAGAAACGTTTTACGCATAATGGCAGTTAGAAAAACAAAAACTGGTTTAGCACTTAAAAGATGGTTCAAAGAAGATTGGAAAGATCAAAGAACTGGTAAAAAGTGTGGAAGACAAAAAGGTGAGAAAAGAGGCACTCCTTATTGCAGACCAACTAAACGTATTTCTAAGAAAACTCCTAAAACTGCATCGGAGATGACAGCGACTGAGAAACGTAGTAGGATAGCACAGAAGAAGAGATTAGGACAACCTGCAGGTAAGCCTAGAAGAGTTAAAGCACTGAAAAGGAAAAAGAAATGAACAAAAAAACTGCATTAAATAAAGCCATTCAAAATGTAAAAAACAAAACAAAAAATAAATCTAAAACAAAAGGCAAACTTAATCCTGGTTTGCAAGCTTTTTTAAACAAAAAAAAGAAAATGGCTAATAATAAAAAGAAAATGGGATAGATAATGGCAACCTCAAATTCCAGAGATTTTGACTTAGATGTAGCAGAAATCATAGAAGAAGCTTATGAAAGATGTGGTCTAGAATCACGCACTGGATATGATTTAAAAACTGCTAGAAGATCTCTTAATATAATGTTTGCTGAATGGGCAAACAGAGGTTTAAATCTTTGGACTGTTCAACAAGAAACTCAAGCTTTAACATCTGGGACTGCAACCTACGCCTTAACTTCTGATTATACTGATTTATTAGAAGTAGCAGTAAAAAGAAGCGGTACAGATTTTATGATGACTAGAATGTCTCGTGGTGAATATTTAAATATACCAAATAAAACACAAACAGGAAGACCAACACAATATTATTTTGATAGAAGAACTACTCCAAGTTTAATACTTTGGCCAACACCAGAAAATAGCACAGACTCTTTAATTTACTACTACGTTAGAAGAATACAAGACGCTGACACACAAATTAATACTACAGATGCACCATTTAGATTTTTACCATGTGTGATTGCAGGATTATCTTATTATTTAGCGATGAAAAAAGCACCTGATAGAATACAATTATTAAAATCTGTTTATGAAGAAGAATTTCAGAGAGCATCTGATGAGGATGATGATAGGGTTCCATTAAAACTAACGCCCGATATTAAATTTTTGAGAGTGTAATGTCTAGATTTGCAAGTGGAAAAAATGCTTACGGAATATCAGATAGATCTGGATTTAGGTATAGAATTAGAGATATGCGTAAGGAATGGAATGGTGCATTTGTAGGATATGACGAATACGAAGAAAAACATCCGCAATTAGAAGTTTTAAGAATTAAAACAGATCCAGAGGCAATTAGAAATGCAAGACCAGATAGAACGGAGCCTGCAGTACAAACAATGTTATTTAAAGATCCTTTTACTACAGGTGTGGCTGATTCTGGTTCAACAGTCGTAACTGTATTTGAAAAAAATCATGGAAGATCATCATCAGACACTGTTAGATTTAGAAACTGCATAGGTTTTGATGGCATAACAAAAGCAGTATTTGAAAATAGTTCTGGATATAGTATAACTGTAACAAGTACAGATAGATATACTTTTACAGTTAGTGCATCATCTACTACTGGTAATGTAAAGGGAGGCGGAGATCGAGCTAGTGCGGGTCCCGTTAGTTTATCATCATGAGTTTTACAAAGTCTGCTTTAAAAACTGCTATACAAGATTACACAGATAATAGTGAAACTGTTTTTGTAAATAACATAGATAATTTTATTAAAGCAGCAGAAGAAAAAATATTTAAAAGTATTGACTTAGATATTTTTAGAAAAAATGTGACAAGTGCTTTAACTTCTTCTGATCAGTTTTTAACAGTTCCTTCTGATTATTTAGCCTCTTTTTCTTTACAAATAACTACATCTGGATCTGAAAGTTTTTTGTTACAGAAAGACGTAAATTTTTTAAGAGAATATACGCCTGCTTCAAGCACTACTGGTTTGCCAAGATATTATGCTAGGTTTGATGAAGATAATTTTATGTTAGCTCCTACACCTAATAGTAATTATGCTATTGAATTACATTATTATTTTAGACCAACAAGTATAACAGCAGGTTCTGATAGCACAACAACATGGTTAAGTACAAATGCACCATTTGCATTACTTTACGGATCTATTGTTGAGGGTTATAGTTTTATGAAAGGTGAGCCAGATGTGATACAAAACTATAATGGTTTGTATTTACAATATTTAGAGAGATTAAAAGATCTTGGAGAGGCAAGAGAAAACACAGATGGTTATAGAGTTGGTCTACCTTCAAGGCCAAGAACATAGGAGTAGAAAATGGCAACAGCAAATGCAGCAACCACCTTTTTAGAGAATAGACTTTTAAGTCTTATTTTTAAAAACAACGCAGCATCATTTAGTTCACCAGGAGATAATATCTTTGTTGGATTAGCAACGGCAGTATCTAATTTTAATGACTCAACTGGTGAATCTGGAGATCCTACGATAACAGAAGCAACCTTTACTAACTATGCAAGACAGCAAGTTGCAGCCTCTGCATGGACATTAACAACAGAATCTGCAAACACACAGAGCTGTACTAATGCAGCTAATATAGAGTTTCCAGCATCTGGAGGCACAAACAATACAATAACTCATGTTTTTGTAGCAACTCATGTAAGTAACTCATTAGATGTTGTAGGCTCTGGTGGTAACGTACTGTTTATAGGAGCATTAGATGCAAGTAAGGCTATAGCAAGTGGTGACATATTTAGAATTAATGCAGGTAACTTAACAATAGAGTTGAAGTAATGGCTTTAGTATTAAACGACAGAGTAAAAGAAATTACAACCACAACTGGTACAGGCACACTTACATTAGGTGGTGCAGTTACTGGATTTGAAACTTTTGCTTCTGGAGTTGGTAATTCTAATACAACATATTATGCAGTTACACTACCAGGTACATCAGAGTTTGAGGTCGGTCTAGGTACACTTAGTAGTGACTCTAGCACGATAGCAAGAAGCACAATTATTAGTAGCTCGAATAGCGACAACGCAGTTGATTTTAGTGCTGGTACAAAAACAATCTTTTGTACAATACCAGCTTCAAAGTCAGTGTTTTTAGATGCTAGTGGTAATGCAACGCTAGGTGCAGACTTATCAATAGGTGATGACCTTACTGTTAACGGAGGGGTGATAGAGCTTAGAAGTAATAGTGGTAGTGTAGGTCAAGTAAAATTATACTGTGAAGTTAGCAATAATCACGCACAAACTATATCGCCTCAACCACATAGTCAGGCAGCTACAAATACTTTAACTTTACCTGGCGGTAGCACCATAGGTAACTCAGATGCAACTCTTGTTTCTGATACTGGAACGCAAACATTAACAAATAAAACTATAGACGCTTCACAGTTATCTGGAACTGTAGCAAATGCAAGATTAGATGCAGAACTACAAGCATTAGCTGGACTAACATCAGCAGCAGATAAAGGTATACAATTTACTGGATCAGGTACTGCATCAACATACGATTTAACAACAGCAGGTAAGGCATTGCTTGATGATGCAGATGCCGCTGCTCAAAGAACAACATTAGGGTTAGGCACAGCCGCAGTTGCAGCAACTGGTATATCAAATACAAATGTACCTGTGTTTACATCAGGTGTAGCTGACAATGATTTCTTGCGTGTAGATGGGACATCTATAGAGGGTAGAAGTGCATCTGAAGTATTAAGTGATATTGGTGGTCAAGCATCATTAACTTTTGGTATATCAAATACTAATGCAGTTAAGATAGATAGTGCAAGTGTAGCAGATGATGAGTTTGCAAGATTTACTGCAAATGGTTTAGAGAGCAGAAGTGCATCAGAGGTGCTATCTGATATAGGTGCAACAAGTGCTACAGATGCAGCGAATGAGGCAACAGCTTTAGCAATAGCGTTAGGATAATAATATGGCAAATACTTTTAAATTATCAAGCAA